CGCAGCCTTCGCTGCGGGCCCAACACGTCAATCGACGTGTGGATCGCAAGATCCTTGACCAAATGGTCGAGATCCCCTGGACAGGGGAGTTGGGTCCTTCTAGTGAGGTGTAACATGGCCATTAAAGTAGTTAGAAGTCGAATAGATGCTGGTCTTGATATGCGTAGTCGAAGTGGATTCGGCGCTTGGACGCCTTGGGCAGAGAATAGTGGTATCCATAGAAACATAGATACTACAGTCACTACCGAGGCGAACCTGGCCGACTACAAGTCGAATATTCGTAAAAAGATCACAGCTACTACACAACTAACAGCTGATGGCTACGAGTCTGAAAGAGGAGGATATGGTACTGTTTCCTACGGTCTGGAGCATAAGACAGACGCGAGTATCAATAGATACCGCGAATATCGTGGCTACGGCGGCGGGGCACATACCGATCTATCCAACTTTGCAGGCCTCGACACGTCACGTGTCCGCACTATGGTCTTACAGCAGTTTATCTCCAAAGCAAACCGTGAATTAAGGGCCCTTCAGGGCCTAGTAACGCTCGGTGAGCTCGGGGAGACATTGCGTTTGATCAGACATCCGCTACGTCAACTCAGAGGGTCACTAGATGACTATCTTGAGACGGTAAGAAACCGTACTCGGGGTCTATCTAGGATTCCAAAGAGAAGACGCCTTCCAGGTGCAAGGCGTGTCATCTCCGATACATGGTTGGAATACAGTTTTGGTATGCTTCCCTTAGTCTCTGATATTCGTGGGTCCTGTAAAGGACTTGCAGAGTATCTGAACTATAGGGAACCTACCAAGCGTATAGATGCTTCTGCTCAAAATCGGAATATTATCTCACGTTCATACGTGGATAATCCCTTTTTCGGCTATAACATCCGAATGCACAAGCTTGCGTACGGCAAATATGCCGAACACATGTATGGTGCAGTCGTGTGTCGTACTGGGGGTACTATAGGTTCTTTGCAGCAGCTTTTTGGCTTCCGCTTAGAAGATGTAGTCCCTTCAGTTTACGAACTTATACCCTGGTCCTTCATGGTTGATTATTTCTCCAATACTGGGGCTATAATCAATTCTTTTGCTTTTAACCGGGCTAACTTGGCATGGGTCAATATGGGACAGAAATCTGAGTCCACTGTTGAACAGTGGGCTGAAGAGTTTTATAACTCTAAGGTTGCTGGTCCATTTGATTCCAACCCTGCTAACTGGCGAAGCTTTAAGAATGGGAGTTTTAGTACCGCACCCTTACGGCTCTCGCGGGTGCAAAAAGTGCGATCGGTATACTCCGGGTCCTTAATTCCTTCGTTTGAATTTAGGATTCCGGGTATGTCGACGAAATGGTTAAACATTTCAGCACTAGTTGCATCATCGAGGTCCACATCATCAGCACTGCGGCGTTTACTTTCGTAAATGTCGCCTTTGTTTTAACCTAGGAGTTCCTCATGGGTTCTTGGTCACCCGATAGTTCTACTACCGGAGGGGCACAGACGGGGTTTACTTCGCCAACTTACACGTTGGTGGATGATACACCGCCAGTGGTCAATGCCAAGCAGAAGACTGTGTCCGCCTTAGGCGGCACCCAGGGTTCTGCAACAGCTAACTCGGCCAGCTCTCCTTTCACAGCTACGTTCTACAAGCCTTCGGCTATTAAGCCGTTGCCTGCACCGAACCCTGTGACTGGATTGCGTGGGTCGATCCCTAATAACCAGTATAAGCTTATCGTCCGAAAGGGCGGTAATGCTGCTGCTGGTGTCCCTGTGACGGCTATCGCTCGTTTAACGATCGATATCCCCGCTGGGATGGATTCGTATAATCCGGACGAGGTCCGTGCACTTGCGTCTTTCCTCGTTGGCGTTCTCTCAGAAGAGAGTGCCGACTTTGGTGATACGCTTGTGACCGGTGTCCTCTGAGTAAAACAAAAAGAGACCCTCGCTGGGACCGGCTTATTGCCGGCATCATCGTTGGAATCTTGGCGTTTTTCTCTGGTTCTAAAGGCATCCAATATATGGATGACATAAGATCCTCTCTTCAGCGTACAACCTCTTCTATCGAAGAGATTGCTGAATAGACGGATTCCCTACTTTTCCTATTAGGAGTATTAGCTTTGTGGCAAACAGACCTGAAGCCCTTTTATCCTGCCTTCGTGAAGACTTACAAGAGCAAGGACTCCCTTCATCGGGAGACCCTCATCTTGAGTGCGAACCTAGGCGCGCAGCTGCGGCCTCTCTTGCTAAATCCCTGCTCAGGAAACTGGACAGGGGTCGAACTCGAGAGACTGATCAAGCGGCGCTTAGCAAGTTCCTATCAATCAATTCTGATTGTGAGAACTGGTCGCCTGCCGGTATGGACGATGTCACCAGGGTCCTCATTGGCCACCTTAAGCAAGTGGTCGATAAGTTCTGGTTCCGTCGTTCCCAGTACTTCGGATCGGAGCCGTTATTTGATCACCCTTTCGATCTCCTCGCAAGAGGACGATTCGGACCGGGTGCAAACATCGGTGCTGATGGAGGGGATTTCTATACGAAACTCTTCTCCTCGAAGATAACTGGCACTAGTCAATCACTCTATACTTGGTATAGACGCTACACCACATCGTTTCCTGAATGGTCCAACGCGGAGTTAATCCGCCAGGCTCATTTTGGGGACTTCAGTGTAGTGGATGGTAACAAGCTTAGCTTCGTTCCGAAAAACGATGAGATTAGCCGAGTTATATGTATAGAGCCCATTCTGAATACTTATTTTCAGCTTGGGATATGTCATATACTGGAATCGAGGTTGCGCGAGCAATTTGGCATTGCCCTGCAAAACCAACAATTCGAGAATCGGCGTCTCGCACACCAGGGTAGCTTGTCCAACGATTTGTCTACTATAGACTTATCGTCAGCTAGCGACTCTATGTCTCTCAAGATGCTGGAATTTGTCCTTCCTGCCGGATTCTTCCGTCAGTTAGTCAAGTACCGGAGTCCTGTTAGCCATATCAAGGGTGTGGGCAGCATAACGCTGAACATGGTCTCTACAATGGGTAACGGTTATACGTTTCCATTGCAAACTATGCTCTTCGCTGCTGTCGTCGCTGCCTGCTACGAGTTCCAGGGTTTAAACTGGAACCAGGGCGGTACCGAGAAGACATGGGGTGTTAACGGTGATGACATAATAGTTCCCCGTATCATTACGGAGAATGTCATCAAGTTGTTAACATTCCTAGGCTTTAAGGTTAATAGCGACAAGACCTTTACAGAAGGTCCGTTCAGAGAGTCATGCGGTGCTGACTTCTTCTTAGGAGTCAATATTCGAGGTGTTTACATAAAACACCTTGATGACCGTGCGGCAATCTACACTGCAATAAATCGCTTGATCCGGTTTTCTGTAAGAAATCGGATATCCTTGAACCGGTGCATAAAGTATCTAACCTCCCTATTGGGCGGTCAAGCACATTATGTTCCCGCGTTCGAGAATCTTGACTCTGGCATCCACGTACCTGAAAGCTTTATTCATGGTAGGGGGCAATGGAACAAGAAGCAGTATACTTTCGTATACCGCGTACTCTTATACCGTGCCCCAGCCATAGAATTTGCTGATGGATACGTGATATGTCCAAGAGGAAACAAGCGGAGAGCTTATAACCCTCCAGGGTTGTTGGTCTCTCTGTTGCAGGGTGGGATTTACAATTCAAAATCCGGGACTAGGTTTGGTCCTGGAAAATGGATTGAGAAGCGTCGTTTCACTTCTTCGTGGAACGATCACACTTCGTCCGTACCTTGGTCTTACGACTACGGTATTGACTGGGCTCGGTGGAATACCGAGTGCACTCTGATGCTGAAAAGCTAAGAGTGTATCCTGAG